TTGGCAAGCACGCTGAAAGCCCACACAGGGCAAACAGGGCGGTTACATGGGGAACTTTCGGTGCATTACAGACAGGATTTTCTCCTGTTCCTCCGTGGAAACGCCGATGCTTTCCAGTGCCTGCCGAATACCGCAGTCCGGGCAAATGGGCGTTTGGTTGTCCGTTCTGGAAAGTGCCGGCACATCGGAGTAGGGTTTTCCGCAGAGTGGGCAGACTGCCGAAACTGGCTTATCCGTTTTCATGGTGGTACACCTCCCGTTCGCTGATGTCCATGGCTTTCCGCAGGTGTTTCAGGTCAAAGCCGAACTGGCGGTATCCATCCACACAGGTGCGGATGTAGGCAGAAGTCGGAATACCCAGTTTCCGTTCCTCGTGCATGATGTACACAAAGGCGGTCAGCTTTTTTCCGGTTTCTGCAAGGGGAAGTTCCAGTTCCGTTTTGTAGTAGAAATGGGGATACCCCTCATAGCGGTCAAGGGCAAGTTCATCTCGTTCCGACACCGACCAGACTGCCGCCGGAACGGTACAGCCCTGCTTGGGTTCGATGGTCAGATAGGAACCGGTCTTACTGCCCTTGAACAGCAGCTGGTAATTTGGAATCTCCGCAGTCCCCACAATTCTGGCATCCGGGCAGCGGAACTGCATCTGTTCCACGTTCAGATTGCTGCCGTAGGCAAGGTAAAACTTTTTCATGCAATCAAATCCTTTCTGAAAGGGATACCCTTTCACCACCATAAGACCGCCGAAGCGGTCTGGTGTAGCTGGTAGCAAAAGGCTGTCCCTTTATCTGCCGAACCGGAAAGCGGCATCGCCATCAAGGTTCTTGGTAAGGAACGTTCTGGCGGTGGCGAACTCCTCGCCGACCAGCCCCAGCCGAATCAGCCATGTCCGCATGGCGAATTTCGGGTTTTCCGTTTGTTGTGGTTTCGGGCTGGCGGTTCGTAGTCCCTTTGCCATTTCGGAAAGGGCAAGGCAAAGTTGTATGTAGCTTTTCAGCTGTCCGGCATGGAGTCCGTTTTTTCTGCCGTCGGCAGGCTTGTCAAACTGGAACAACCGGAATTCAATTGTGCCTTTTGTAAAAGTTGCGTGATAGTTCAGCATATGGTATCGGCTGTCATTGTAGTGCTGATTTCTGCCGTAATTTGCACCGTTTGTCGTATACCAGATGTCTGCAAACTGTGCCATGTTGGTGGGCTTTTTCCGGTTCAGCTGTTCGATGAATTGGGGATTGACCGTTCTGCAATATCGGTTCATTCTGCCTTGGTCGATTTTCAGGGCATCTGCAATCAGTTGTTCATGGCTCGCCATAAGGTTGGCAAGGTTTCTGAGAGTCTGTGGGGTATGTCCGTTTGCTCCAATGTGAATGTGTACTCCGGCTCCGATGCCTGCATGGCTGATTGCTCCGGCTTTGCGAAGCTTTCTTACCAGTTCCTGCAAGGTTTCAATGTCCTCGTATTTCAGAATCGGCGTGACCAGTTCGCACTTTTCGGCATCGCATCCTGCAATGCTGACGTCTTTCTGGAATTTCCATTCTCTGCCCTGTGCATCCCAAGCCGACCAAGTGCTGTAGCCGTTTCGGCTGGCGGTGTATTCGTATCTGCCTGTGCCGAAATGGTCGGCGGCAAGCTTTGCAGCTCGCTCTCTGGTGATGTGGTTCATCTCAATCTCCACGCCGATGGTCTGCTTTTTCAGGTTTTTGATTTGCTTTGCGGTTTTTTCGTTCATGGTATTTTCCAGCCTCCTAAAATCCTGTGTCGGCATACCCATTCGCCTCGGGCAGCATCCTGCCTCGGCTCAGGGCATCCGTAATTTCGGGTTTTTTCCCGTTTCGTTGTAACCATATTAACTCTAAACGGAGGAGATAGCAAGCGGCTAAATGTACAGAAAATGCGGTCAAAAGATTGTGTAGAATACACGCTTGCAATTCTTGCGATTGTATGGTAACATACTGTACAATGGAGGAGATGCCGCCTTATTTTTTCGCCTTGGATACGGTCTGGAAACTGTCGATTTCGGGAATCAGAGCAAGGGAAGAACCATTCTCCCACCGCATATGAATGCTGCCCGCATCATCAATGTGCGTGACCACACCAACTGTTCCGGGAAGAATCGGATATTTTTCATTCCGCATAGAAATCAGCTGTAATTTTGTTCCTTTTGGATACTGCTTTCGGAGTTGTTCCAGATAAGACTTACTCGGAAACTGCATCAGTATCACCAACCTTTCTGAATGCGGAATTGCCGGACAGATGCCGAAGAATGACCTTTCTTGCCGCCTTGAATTCTGCTCCCACCATTCCCAGACGAATCAGGAAACACCGCATGGTGTACTTGGGATTGTCGGAGGTGTCCGGCTTGCGGTTGATGCGGCTTTGGTTCTTGGCAAATTCGCAGAGCATGGAAATGAAGGTGCAGTAGGCATCTGCATCACCATCCTGTTCGACCGTGAACCACGGGAATTCCACTTTTTCATCCGATGGAATGATGTCCAGCGAATCCGTTTGAAAAGCTGCCTGAAAAAGGGAAGCCTTGTTTTCGCAGATCTGTCGGAGATTGCCCAGTGTATGTTCCGTGAAGAAATCAGCTGGCATCTGCACAGTCAAGCCTTTGGATTCCGGTTCTGATGTGTCTGGAACAACATAGCCCCGATTTGCCAGTTCGGCAAGAAGCCGTTCTGTTTCCTTATGGTCGGCTTGGTCACTGATTTCCAGATCCCCGGACTTGGTAACGGTATAGCATTCCCCGATTTGGTAGGCACAGGTGGGCATGAATTGATAGACTGCCGGAATGCCGATAATCTCACTGATGGCTTTCACCAGTTCCTTTCGATTTTGACTGTGATAAGCAATGGTCATGTGAAAAACTCCTTTCTTTCGGCGTTTTTGCTTTCGCCATGACACATATTAACTCTGTTTCCCACAGATAGCAACTGTGAGATGTGTAGAATGTTTCGGCCGTCATTTGTAACAGATCACAAATCTGCCCAGACGATTCCAGCAAGTACAAAAACAGCAACATTCAGACAGATGCCATTCCCCCAAAGGCGGTACTCTTCTGCATCACGATATGGATCTTGCAGCCATTTCTGTACCATCTTTCGGCTTTTGGGACGGCTCTCCGGTTTTACCGCTTTTCGGTATTCTTCAAAAATAGCTACCCATCGGTCGATTTCTTCTTCTGTGGGATTTTTCGATGCCAGGTCACTGCACCATTGATCCGGAAATCCCTGCAGTCTTGCACATTCCTGCGGTGTCAGTCTGCGAACCGCATAACCGCTGGAAACGATACTGGGGTCTTTGTGATCCCGTGCCAGCAGTGTAGGGGTCGTTTCCCGAAATGCACTGCTGAAATTTCCCGTAGAAGCAGCATACACTGCATGATGGTCAGTAGCATTCAAAGTGAAAGCGACCTCTTTGTTGACACCGCCGCCCTGTGGTCCGTTTTGGTCAGACCGACCGATCATTGAGCCCTGCAAAGCATAACTTTCCAGCACAGCAATACCGCCTTGGTTTTTTGCTGGTGACTGGTCGCTGGTGTCCAAAGTACGGGCAGTGTCTGCCTCATAAATGCCGCTGTGCGGATTACCGGAAAGCATGGCATTGCTGGAAAAGGAACTGATGCCGTATGCTTTCGGCTGAAATACAGTCTGGTCATTGTTGCAGGACAGCGTAGCAGATTTGTTTTCCTGTATCAGACTGCCTTTTCCACCGCCGGCTTTTCCGCAGCGAATCTTCAATGTTTTCGGTGTATCCATCAACAGCGGAACATTTCCGCCGCCGGTTCCGCATCTGGAAGTCAGTGTCTGTACTTTTCCGTTCTCAGAGATCTGAAGCCGGCTGTCAGCAGGATGATTTTCCAGTACACAAGGCGGATGATGGGCTTCTGCACGAAGGGTGGCAGTGCGTTCTTTCAGAATGTCTATGCGTTCTCCGCCCTGGTCACACAAGCACAAGCCTGCCGTTCCAAAGCTGTCCGCAGCACTTCCGGCAGTTCTTTGCCACGCACGGAGGCTCTCCGCAGAATACCCTGACAAGCCTTCGGACTCAAATAGTATTTTTCCGGCACTTGTTCCGTCAAAATCTGCGACAAGAAAGATCCGTTTTCTTCGCTGGGGAAGATTCCCCCACGGGGTGGGGGAAATGTCAGCTTTAGCTGACAAAGGGGGACGGCACGGTTCGTGTACACCAGTATTGTGCATCAAGAACTCGCCATGCAAGGGAATAGGATTCTGCCAGAATCTCTCCGGCTTTTGTCCATTTTCCCGCAGGTCGAGGAATTGAAATGCTGCTGTCTTTGACCGAACAGATGGCTTCGAGGACACAGCGGAAATCTTCTCCGCAGTTGGAGGAAAATGCTCCGGGGACGTTTTCCCATACGATGTATCTTGGATATTTGCCATTGCTTGCACACCTCATTTCTCGGATGATACGGATTGCTTCGTGAAACAGAGAAGAACGGCTGCCGTTCAGACCGGTTCGTTTTCCGGCGATGCTCATATCCTGGCATGGACTGCCAAAGGTGATGATGTCCACAGGCGGCAGCTTTGCACCATGCAGTCCGCTGATATTGCCGAAGTGTTGTACCTGCGGCAGCCGTTTTTCTGTCACACGAATGGCAAACGGTTCAATTTCAGAAGACCAGACAGGCACAATGCCTGCCAGCAGTCCGGCAAGCGGAAAACCGCCGCTGCCGTCAAAGAGGCTGCCAAGGGTGAGGTTACGCATCTGACACCTCTACTTCCGAATATTCCATTCGCTTCCCATCCCGAACGACATACGCATCATCGGAATTTCCGTCGTGCAGCTTGATGTACCGTTCTACTGCCACATCTACAAACTTCGGTTCCAGTTCCACACCGAAGCACACACGATTTAGCTGTTCACAGGCAATCAATGTAGAAGCACTTCCCAGAAATCCATCCAGCACCATGCCGTTTGTCTGCGTACACTGGGAAATCAGATAGGCGATCAGCGGCACCGGTTTACTGGACGGATGTCCGCAGCCGTCCTCTTTGCTGTTTTTAATGCGGTCAAATTCAAATACCGTTTTCTGTTTCTGGTCACCATACCAGATATGCTTTCCGTCTTTTCTCCAGCCCCAGATAATCGGTTCATGGATATACTTCCAGTCAGTTCGGGTGAGAACAAGGCGGTCTTTCTTCCAGACAAGTCCTGCACCGACCTTGAAGCCTGCATCTTCATAAGCATCATGAAATACACGTGCCTTGGAGGTGGCATAAAACACATAAATGCTTGCATCCTTCGCCATGGCATCTTTGAATCTCTCAAATGCAGATTTTAGAAACGCATATCCTTTTTCATCGTCAAGGTCATCATTTTTGATTTTTCCTGACGTACTTTCCAGATTGACAAGATACGGCGGGTCTGTGCAAACAAGATTTACTTTTGTGTCTCCAAGAAGTGCTGTATAGGTTTCCGGTAAAGTGGAATCACCGCAGATAACGGTGTGCTTTCCAAGATGCCAGATGTCACCTGTTTTGGATTTGCAGGGCTTTTCCAGTTCTGCATCTACATCAAAATCATCCTGTTTTGCTTCATCACTGTTAATGTCGAAAAGGTCAGCAATTTCAGATTCATCGAAACCAGTTAAACCAAGGTCAAATCCGAGTTCCTGCAATTCCTGCATTTCAACGGACAGCAGTTCATCATCCCAGCCTGCGTCCAATGCCATACGGTTGTCAGCAAGGATATATGCTTTCTTCTGTGCTTCCGTCAGATGGTCGGCATACACACAGGGTACTTCTGCAATGCCTTCTTCCTTTGCCGCCTCAATCCTGCCATGCCCAGCAAGAACGTTATATTCCTTATCGATAATGACAGGATTGACAAATCCGAATTCACGGAGGGAAGAACGAAGTTTCAAAATTTGTTCTTTGTTGTGTGTTCTGGCGTTATTTGCATAAGGCACTAACTTGTTGATGTCAACAAGCTGAAATTCTGTAGTTGTGGTCATCTGTAATTCCTCCTCTGCTGGATTCTGAGCATACCTTTTCGGGCGGCATCCATATTGCCTTTGACAGCCTGTCCCTTGATTGTGCGATATTGCTGTTTGGTCATGTTATTTTTCTGCTGTTTCAGTTCTCTCCAGAATTGAACATCTGCTTTCATGTATTTCTCACTTTCTGCTTCTCAGCAATTTTTCCATCATATCTTCCTGCGGATTGCCCTGAAATTCCACAGAACAATTTTCACGGACTATCTGAAAAATCTGATTCCAGATTTGGTTTGCCTGTTTCATGTAATTCTGTGACATCGCTACATAGGGAGAGGCAATTGCCGCACCGGTTGTAGGATGTTTGGAAATATATCCGTACTTGGTGACGATCTGCTCACAGTGAATCCAACGGGAAATACTCATGGCATACTGTTCCACAAGCTGACGGCTGACGATTTTCTCACAGGAGCGTTCTTTCAGCCACTCATATGTTTCCGTATACACTTCATCTGCAAGGAGTTTTGTGCCGTCACGCTGTAATTCTTTCATGAAATCTCTGACAGGCGGTGTTTCAGCGGATTCTATATCCGCAGGCTGCATCATAACTTCCGCCGATTTTCCCTCAGCAATTTTCTCCGTGAGTGCCTTTCTTGGTCTTCCTGCACCCGGTCTTGCACCGCCTCGGTTTGTACCGTCTTTCGCCATGATGCCATCACCTCCGAAAAATCAAAGAAATTCAAACAAAAATGTTAAATCGGGCATGAAAAATGCCGACTGCAAAAGTCGGCAAAGTTAGATGTTATCGGTATTTTTCAATATTTATATCTCTGAGGGGTCAATAGGGTGTTTGAATACCCGTTTTTGTGCGTGAGAGGGAACGCCGGTCTGTAAAAAATTCACAATTAGCGATTTTTATCCCCCCACCGGCAGCATTTCAGACACAATCAATACCGATAGACAGGATTTCGGTCTTCCGTCCATGTCTTGTGGTCATGGCAGGACTTGCAAAGAGCCTGCCAGTTGCTTTCATCCCACATCAGATGCGGATCACCACGGTGAGGAATGACATGGTCGACCACAGTTGCTGCTGTGAACCGTCCCTGTGCTTTGCACCGCACACACAAGGGATGCCGGCGGAGGTACGCCTTGCTGAGTCGCTGCCATCTGCTGCCGTATCCACGCTTGGCGGCAGACGGTCGGTCTGGGTGCAAGGGCTGATGCTCTGTACAGTACAAGCCGTCTGTCAGGTTGGGACAGCCGGGGTGCTTGCAGGGCTTCTTACATTTCTTCGGCACAGCAGTCACAGCCTTTGCAACTATCTGCTGTTTCTGCAGAGAGTTTTTTCAATGCTTTTTGGTATTGTTCCTTCACCCAGGCAACGCTGTCATTCAGTTCATCTGCAATGGCATCCCATGTTGCAGCGTAAAGATACCGCAAACGAAGAATCTCACGATGGTCGGCATTGTGATTTGCCATGATAAGTTCTTCCAGTTCCCGTTTCAACCGAATCGATGCAATCAGATCGTCCCAAGCCGCCTCCACGATCTCATGTATTTCATCTTCATCGATTTCCATCGCCATAGCTTTCCAATCCTGATAAATCACGCACTGTTCCTTGATGCGTCTGTTTAGATCCATACTGTTTCTTAAAACTTCTTTTGCAAGCATATCGATTCTCCTTTATGGACACGAAAAACAGCCCTCGCAGAATTTCTTCCGCAAAGGCTGTTTCGCTTTCTCCTGTTTTCCTACTTTACAGTATACCACATATGCGAACTATCATCAAGTGTTATGAACTATCATGAACTATCAACTTTTCATCCCTGCCAAGGCTTCCCGGTGCAAACGATAACAGGAAGGTTTACTGTATCCCATTTCTTCTGCGATCTGATTCCAGTCCTTGAATTCCAGATAACGCTTTGCCAGAATATCATGATGCTCCGTATCTGTGACGGCTTTTATCGCAGTATCAAAAACTGCTTTCAGAGCTTCCAGTTCCTTTTTTGCAGTCTTTACTTCTTCCTCCAAGGATAAGATCTGAGAAACGCCGCTTTCCACGGCGTGAGATTCCGGCGATACGGGTTTGGGCAAATCAAAATAGGCAGGTGATTTGGGAAAAGAAAGTTTCTGACGAAGAGCATCTGCTTCCTTTTGTTTTCGGTCAATCCTTCTAAGAAGTCTTTGTGCCTGTTTCATGTATTCTTTTGCTGTCATGCCGTGATCTCCTCCAGCATTCTTTTTACCTCCTCCACAGAACGGACGATGGCAGCGTTTCCGCCGCATTTTTGTATTTTGCGAAGAACCGATTCCTGCAAAGCAGTTGCTTTCCCTTTCTCCGTTTTTACTTCAAAGGCAAAGAACCTGCCGCCAATGCAGGCGATCACATCGGGGATTCCTGCCGTTCCATACATCCCGCCATGCTCCTTCCAGCAAAAACAATTCGGCACGGTTTTCAGATACCTCAAAATCGCCCTTACGATATCCGCTTCTTTCAAACTGCTCACCTCTTACCTCTTTACTGATTTTACAGGGAAATTTCTATTATACTCATAAAAAATGAGAAAATATATGGGGATATAAAATAGGAAATATATAAAAGATTACGGGAATTCCCTGCAAAGCCTGTAAACCCTGTCAGAAAGCTGTGCAGACCTCTCCCCTGGCAAGCTACACATGGCTTTCTGAAAAGCTGATGCCTCTCCACGTTCTCCGTTTTCCGGTTCTGTCTGCTGCTTTCACGACCGTGGGAAAATTTGCTTCCAGTTCGTTGTTGAAATTCTGCTGACTGTATGGAGCCATGCCGCAGCTGTCACAGTATGCTTTATACCGTGCAAAGAACTCCATTCTTCCCACTTCTGCATCCATTTGCAAAGTACAGCAGTCCCGAACAAACGCCAGCACACTGTTGCTGTCCTCCCGGTATTTCTGAAGTTCCTGTGCATTTGCCTTTGTTTCTGAAAAATGAAAATGATTCTGCATCAGCCGCCGCAGTCCTTCTAAGGCAAATTGAAAGATCCCATCTGCTTCACAGCGGAACTTCTCCAGAAGTTCCGGATCTCGTCGTTCCTCCGGCACAGAATGACTGAACCGGACAATGATCAGACGGCGGTAAAAGCCCTCCGATTTGTCCCCATAGTTCTTCGGAATACTGTTGCAGGAAAAGAGCAGCCTCGCATAGGGCTGAAAAGAAAAGGGATTTTTGTTTTTCTTTTCCACAGTCAGATAATCCTCTCCAACCAACGCCTTGAAAATACCGTTGTCTTCAATGCCCTTTGTGGGTAACTCTGCACAGATATTCGCCCATTTTCCAAACAATTCTGCTGTCTTGAATCGATCATTCAATGCCTGCCATGCTACATTGGACACATTTTCTTTTCCCAGCAGCAGTTCATTCAGCACCCGCAGCAGCACAGACTTCCCGGCACCGCCTTTTCCCACAATGATAAAGCACTTCTGGGCATGATTGACCGGAATGAGAAAGTAGCCCAGCATCTCCTGAATCAGCGTCACCTGATCCTCCTCCACGGATTCATGCAGAAACTGCAGAAACCTGGGACACTTTGCACCGGACATATATCGCACATTCAGCTGTACCGTAGACAGATACTTTGCGGTGTGCTCCGATAAGGTTTCGTCCAGCACATTGTACAGACCATTTCGAACATTGATGAGATAGGGATTGGGATTGAGTTCCCGAATATCCTTCTGCACCTGCATCTTCCATTGTCCTTCGGTATCATTGATCTGAGACAGCTTTGTGTATCTGGTCAGCATTTTATCCCGTACCATATTTCTTGCTGTCAGTTCCGTAATGCTGTGATAAACGCCATTTTCATAGCAATAATACTGCTCGGCAGAATAAAACACAGGGGCATTCTGTGTCATGTATTCTGCAAGCACACCGGGCAGAAACTTCGGACCCCGTTCTGTCATTTCATACCAGTCGGGAATTTCCATGCCGGAGCGATGCTTCCGTGTTTCGGATTTGTTTTGAAATGCTTTGTACAGTTCTTTTTGCAGAGCAAGCAGCGGCTTGACATCTGCATTTTTGAAACCGAAATGCTGCTTTAAATCGTAATGGATCATCGATTCGGCAGTCACGCTGTCCACATTGTAAAGATATTCCGACACAAAGTTTCGTGCAGTCTGCAAATCTTCCACCACGGCATTTTGCACCTTTTGCTGCTGTAGCAGTGCCCGAATGCCATCAATGGAAAGCGGCTGAAAACACAGAGCCGCAGGAGATTTACAGCTGCACTGTCCACTTCGCAGCTTTGGGCAGGAAAAGCCTTTCTCTGCAATGGTGCGGCAGGTCATAGGTTTTGTTCCGCTGCGAAGAAAATGCTGGATCTTATTCTGCGTTTCTTCAAAAGAATACTTCGGATACGGCTTGGAGTATTGATGTATAACCGCTGCACCGCCTTCAAACACACTTAAATTGGAGATCATCGCATACCAGTCATGTTCAGAAAGTGCAGCTGCATTGTCCCGGCAGTACTTGATAAAATCGCATTCTGCTTCTACAATGCCGATCCCTTTCTGTTCTCCATGCAGCGGTACTTTTGGTTGTTCTTCTGCTTCTTGCGAAACAGGCAGTCTTTCTATCAGCTGTTCCTGTGTGTATCTTCGTTCCGGGTGAAACGAGATGCACTCCACCAAGACCGGTTCTTTCTTGCAGTGATAGAATCCCGGCAGACGCATGACACGGCTTTCGTTGACGCAGGCAGGATCTCCGCCGAAATGCTGCACCAGTGCCTTTTGAATGGGACGAAACAATGACACCTTTGCCTCTTTGACAAACCAGTATGTATGCAGCGATTTTCGGGTCTGAATGACCATAGACGGCGGCAGCGGAAACGCATCGATGAGTGTCTGCTGTTCCTCGAAAGTTTTATCGTCCATCTCCACAAACTGTGCATTGATGCGAGTAATGCTATCATCGGTCTGACCGCCGGAGTTCACCACAAAAAAGATGCCATGATTTTTCTGGTTATGTTCTTTCAGCATGGACTCCACTGCAAAAAATTTTCCTGCCTCCACGGACATCTTGGCACCGGTAAAGATGCCTTCTTTCCGATCATCAAAAATACGCAGACATACGGTATCATCCGGATGAAAGATCGCATTGATCACGTCCTGTGCCGATATGTTCATACAACTTCCTCCATCTCTTCTGTGAAATATCGAATCGGCATATGCCTGCGTTTTGCCCATTGGATCTCCTGTGCCATGCCTTCAGAAATGCTGCTGCCGAACACCCACAGCTGGACACATTTTGTCAGAAGCACATAATTCATGAACATTGCAGTTTGCCTTTCTTCCCCTAGGGTATCGTCCAGAAACTGCGAAAAAAGCAAATGCGGTGCAATGGGAATACTGTGATGTACTACCGCAAAACGACTGTATTTCCGGGCATTTTCAATGTTTTCATTGATATTGCCACGATAGGGAGAACAGATATATACAAGCGGTCGGAATGCCGCCAGTCTCCGTGCCTTTTTCTCCTCGCTCTCTATTCTTTTCATTGCTTCAAATTCGGTCGGCGAGAAGTATCCTTCCTTGTTGTGTGTTTCTGCCAAGTTCATTCCTCCAGTTCCTCTAAATTGCCGAAGCTTTCTCCGGCAGATGCTTCTGCCACAAGGGGCAGATCAAACTCCGGAAACGGCTGCTGTTCCATACAGCCTTTCACAAAAGCCACTGCTTCCTGCAATCTGTCTTTCGGAATGAGAAACGTCAGTTCATCGTGGATCTGCAGGATCGGTCTCAGCCATGGGCGTGACGGCAGTCCTTCTAAAATACGGACAATTGCCAGCTTCAGAATATCCGCAGCCGTTCCCTGAATCGGGGTATTCAAGGCACATCGTTCCGCAAAGGACTGCAGTCCCCAGTTGTCGCTGCGAATATTGGGAAGATACCTTCTGCGTCCCAGCCAGGTTTCTGTATACAGTTTCTGCTTTGCGATCATCTTTGTTTCATTCTGCCAGACCGTCAAAGCCGGATAGCCAGCCTTCAGATTGCGAATGATCTCTTCACATTCCGGTATAGATTTCTCTACGCCTGCCTTGAACTTCAATGTGCTCTGCAGTCCCTTTGGAAATAGCCCGTAAAATGTGCCAAAGTTCACGTTCTTGGCGATGGTACGCTGTTCCTTGTATTCCGGTCGATGCTTGTTTTGTGCTTCTGCATAGGTACAGCCAAAAATGACGGCAGTGGTTGCCGCATGAATATCCCCGCCGTTCTGATAGATTTCCATCATCGTCTTGTCCCGGCAGTAGAATGCTCCCACACGCAGTTCGATTTGCGAAAAATCGAGAGACAAGATCAGATGATTTTCCGGAGCCTGAATAAAATTGCGGACACCGATGGGATCGTTGCTTTTTCTGGGACAGTTCTGTAAATTGGGATTGCGGCAATTCATGCGGCCTGTTTCGGTGGACAATGCAAAGAAATCCGGATGGATCCTGCCCGTTGCAGCGTTTCGGAATTTCAGATAGCCGTCAATGTAGGTGGACTTGATCTTGCTCCATTTCCGGTATTCCTGTACCAGTGTGAACAAAGGAGAAAGTTCCGGACGATTGGCATCACACCATTCCTTCAGCAGGATCATTGTGGCATCGTCTGCTGCTTCTCTGTTGGATGCTGTGACTTTCATAACAGGCAGCTGTAAAGTCTGATACAGATACTCCTTGAAAGCTTTAGTGCTGCAGTTTGCACCAATCGGAACATCGCCAATGCACATTGCAATTTCATTGCGGATATATTCCATTTGCTCCACTGCCTCCTGCTGACGCACTTTCATCAAATCTGCATTCACAGGCACGCCGTTGTATTTCATCAGCCCTAAGTACACCGCTGCAGGTGATTCGATTTCTTCCACAAGGTACCGATGTTTCGGCAAAAACCGATCAAACCAGTTGTTGAAAATATAATACAGCCGCAAGGCAAAATCAGAGTCCGCACAGCCATAGCGTATTGTTTCTGCATCCTGTGCATCCAGTTCGTCAAAGTGTCTGCCGTTTGTAACATCCGAAAAAGTGGGCAGCCGTTCCTGACACAATTCTTCCGCCAGTTTTTTCAGACCGCTGTCAGCAAGTTTGCGAAATGCGTAGTTGTTTTTCAAGGTCATTTGTGCTGCACAAATGGTATCATACACCGGCGGCTGTATGACGATATCCCGTTGACAGGATATTGCAGATTCAAAGGCAATATTGTGAGCAACTTTGACGATATTTTTGTTTGTGAGAAAGTTTTGCAGAAATCGAAAAAAAGCAATGCCATCCATGTTTCTTCCAATTTTATGAGCAACAGGAACATAGATTCCCGTATGCTCTTTGGCGGAAAAGCTGCACCCGACAATATGACTTTTTGCCGGATCAAGAGCTGCCTTTTCTTCCATGCGGTAAGGCTCATCCGGTGCAGTCTCATAGTCAAAAGCCACAACTGCTGCATCGCCGATATACTGTTGAATTTCCTGCACTGAAGTGACACATCTGTAATTTTTCATCGGATTCTCCTTAGTTCAGCGGTTCGATGACTTCGCCTGTTTCAGAATCTACACACAGTGCATCTTCTGCATCATAGCCCACATTTTTACTAAGAGCCTTGACCTGTTCTGTTACAGCTGTGATCAGCGGATATTCTTCCGGAGACAATGCCCGTTCTACAGCAAACTGTGCCTGGGAATAGCTCATGCCTGTGCTGCTGACGGCTTTTTTCAGTGTAAATTTTGTTACCACAGCATTGGAATTCTTGTATTTGGGGATCACACGCATCAGATAACGAGTAAAGGACTTCAGAGAACCGGTAGGCAGAGACAGAATTACCGGAAAAATATCGCCCTCCCGAAGCAGATACAGACGACGGCGATTCTTGCAGGCTTTTGCACCGTTCTTTCCGGATCCATACTGATTCAGCGGGCAGGAATCACAGCTGCCGCCGGGATTTCCTTCCCCATGATGCCCGTCAAAACTGCCGCAGTCCGGTGGATTGGAGCCACCCTGATATTCGCTTTGGTAGTAGGCATTCAAAGAATGCTGATAGAGGATCACAGCGGAAAACGTTTTTACCGTGTCCGGTTCCTCCGGATTCTCACCGGGAATTTCAAACATCACACCGCCGCCGGATGGGATCTTAACTCGTTCAAATGCAGCAGATAAGCCGTCCATTTCTGCACACATCACATCGGCAAGATCAAAGTCCTGCAGAGCAAGGAAGCCTGTTTGGTTGGTTTCCATCATTTCATTTTTCATTGATTTCATCCTTTCATTTTGCAGATTGACGAACAGATACAGAGGTCTGCTCATAGACATGGACAAGACCGCTCAGCCACTCTGGTACAGTATCCTGATTTTCTGCGATCTGCTCTTTGACAAAAGCAGACAGACTATTGGCATTGACAGTTTCATAGACCAGATCTCCGCAGCCGTTTTCTTTCAAGGCTGCATACAGTTCTTCTTTGCGTCCTGCCACAGCAGAAGCACGAATTTTGGTGGTCAGAGCAAACGTCGTTCCGGCACGCGTGAAATTCTGTGTTTCTGTTTCTGCCATCAGCATAGAAAGCTGATAATCTGCCTGTTCAATTTCAGCGTTCATTTCTTTCAATCGCTGTTCTGCATTCTTCTTTTTCTCACGGAGTTGTTTTAGCTGCTCCGCCAGTTCATACATGTTCTGTGTTTGCATTTCAAACTCCTTCCTGAAATGGATTGATTCCGTTTCGGTAATCATCCACCAGCATTTTCGCCAGATCTGCCTTATCCCGCAAAGCACGAAGGATTTTTGTATCGACTGTATGTTTTGCAGTCAGATAAATATACAGACAGTTTTCTGTCTGAGAAACTCGATGGATTCTTGCTTTTGCCTGTTCAAAGTTAGACATGGAATAGTCCAGACTGTAGAACACCATGGTGGATGCTGCGGTAAGTGTGATGCCCAGACCTGCCGCTGCGATCTGCCCAACAAATACACAGCAGTCTGCATCTTCCTGAAATCTCCGGATTTCTTCGGCACGGTTAGAAACACCGCCACGCACAGACGCATAGCCAATCTGTTTTCGTTTCAGCAGTTCCTGAATGCCGTCCAGTTCTGGGACAAACCTTGCCAGAATGACCAGCTTTTTTTCTTCTGCAAGCATGGTGTCCAGAATATCGGACAGAGCATCCAGTTTTGCTGTGCTGACAGCATTGCAATCTCCCTCGTCATTGGTGAGGTGACCGCCTGTGACCTGAGACAGACGAAGCATTTTTGTCAGTACATTTACTGCCGAAATTTCCGAACCTGCAAGCTCCGCAAAGCATTCTTTTTCCAGCTGCTTGTATAGTTTCATTGCTTTCGGTTCCAGTTCTACCGTGCGGATTTCCTCGGTAATTTGAGGCAAGTCCAGACATTCCGCTTTGGTCACACGATAGGCAACGGAATGCAGTTTTTGCAGGAATTCATCCATCATCTGCTTTCGGAAAACCGGAATGTGATTGCCGTATCCGCACATATCGAAATAACGACTGCGAAAAGCATAGAAGCTTGTCCCGAAGATCTCTTTATTCAGAAAACGATACTGGGAAAAGACATCCAGTTCTTTGTTGGTGATGAGTGTTCCAGTCAGAAGCAGCTTATATCTCGCCTGATCCCCCAGATGGTGCATGGCTTTGGACTGCGATGTACGATTTTCTTTGATCTTATGTGCCTCATCTGCTATGATAAGGTCGGCATGAAAGGCAAGAAGGTCTTTCTCCAATCGCCATGCAGATTCATAATTGACAACAGCGATTTGCAAATCATTCCCGCGCAGCTTGGAAAGCTGTTCTTTTTTCTGTGTACTGCTGCCTTTCAGAACAGTCAGCTGATATGGAAAAGCAGCAAAACGTGCAAATTCCTGTTCCCAGACAGAGAGAATAGACAGTGGTGCTGTGATCAGGATTCTTCTGATATGACGATACTGATACAGAATTCCAACAATGGCAATGCTGGTGATGGTCTTTCCGCAGCCCATTTCCATGAGCAGTGCCACGCCATTGCTGTGTATCTCTGAGGGCAGGATGCCAAAGCGTTCGCAGGCAAAGCGGCAGGCGGATTGTTGATGGTGATAGAGGGTTGCTTTAAGGGGGACTTTTAGAACTTCTTTCACTTTTTCTCCTATGCTTTGTATGGACGATATGTATCTGGACCAAATCTGGCAAGAATTTGCTTTAGTATTCGGCTTTGGTATACATCCGCCTTTTGCAGCAGTTCTTCCAGAACTGTAACTTCTTCTTTTGACAGCAGATTTTTATTTGGAGCATACCATTCCGGTATCTGTACTCCGCCACCGTTTCCGCTAAAAGTTTCAAGGGGATATTTCAGCATGAGTGCTCGTATGTCTCGGCGAATCGTTTTTTCTGAAACATGAAATTCATGCATTAAAATTGGAACTGTGCTTTTCCGACGGGAAATCAGTAATTTCAAAATCTCTTCTCGCCGTTCTACGAGACCCATGCCTTTCACCCCCTTTCCGATGTATTTTTATTCTACAACCCAAACTGGTCAGGTCGTGACCAGTTCGAAAAAGATTCACAGAAGTTTCACAAAATGAATTCTTTCAAGAATTACAAAACACCGACAAGGTACAGAAAAAATTCTGCACCTCATCGGATGTTCTCACTTTTTTACCAAACTGGTCAGCCACGGAGCAATGGGTCTTGCAATCATTCTCGCATTCAGATATGCCATTTCCAGTGTCAGACAAGTGCTGCCCAGATAATATCCGTTTCGTTCTGCCAAGGTCATGGCAAGGTTCGGTTTTTCCATATCTGTTAAACAGATCGGCAGC